AAAAGTGTAAGCTGTTGCTCTACTAACAACTCACCCCCGATTGCTAGCTTAACAATAGACTGACATAACGGATCATAACGAGCAACCTCTTGTGGTAACTCAGTCGCCTTGGCTAGTCGGTCTTCAAGGAACTTATGCACACGCTCACCCCATATGGTAGCCTCACCCCCCTGATCTTTGACTTCTTTAAGTACACGTTGGTGGTAGTATCTCTTGGGGCAATTCTCATACATCTTAATTGCTGAGAAAGAGTGTGATAGTTTGGTCATTTAGCGTCTCCGTAGTTAGCACCTATATCCGCTTCGCAAGCAACAGGTAGATCAGTCGCCCATTGAGGCGGTGTAGACATTACTTCTACCATAAAATCCCTAGCTTCCTCAGCCTTATCTTCATCTACTATACACACTACTTCATCGTGTACTTGTAGAGCTACATGGTATCGTTGTCCTATCGCTACCATCTGTTCAGCTACAACTATACGAGCAACAGCTTGTGTTATGTTCTCTACAACTTTACCGCCATAAATCTTAGTCCACTTGGTAGTATCCATGTGTCTATTCTTATATGATCTGGCGTTGTTTATATACTCATGTCCGTCTTCACCTCTGCGTAGTGCAGGGTATCTTATATAAAATCCATTGGGCATACGGATACCTTGTTCATCATAGCTAAGTATATTACATAGCTGTCCAGAACCTCCCGATGATAACGCTTTTAGGACATGGTTACTCCTGTTCCACAGCGATACTATCTTATGGTTCTTGTTCCTGTACAAATCCACAACACGTTTAGCTTCCCCTGTTTCTACTACTACAGACGGATACCCTGACTTGAGTGACGCTTGGAACTTATCAGCTCCCATACCATAACCTAACCCAAGTATAGCTGTCTTACCAACGTGACGCTCTAGCTTGTTGGCTTTTGTTACTGGCTTGCCATACACATCGGACGCGAACTCAGAGTATACATCATTACCTGACGCAAAAGATTTAAGTAAGTCTTTCTGGTCTGCTAAGTACGCTACCATACGAGCCTCGATCTGCGACGAATCACATGCCACAACAAGTTGTCCTTTGGGTGCAGTCAATGCCGCCCTTAGCTTGCCGTTACGCGGTAGGTTCTGTAGGTTTACCTTATCACCTCCACTAAACCTACCAGTATGCGCTCCATAATAGTTAAGCATTATAGGTAGTCGCCCTCGTTCAGCTATACCCATGAAAGATATAGTCCTACTCTCTTCTATGGTAGACTTAACACCTAGCCTTGCTTCTACAACCGCCCTTACTGATGGCTTCGGATGATCTAGTAACTCTTTAAACCCTTGATCCGTCTTAGCAAAAGCAAACGCTTCTTTACCTGTAGTAGGGCTTACTTTCATAGGTGGTGTAACACCTAGTGCTTTCAATAGACTAGCGAACTTAGGGTTAGACATAAGTATGTCCTTAGCTTTAGCCTCTCCACCTAACTTGTCTAGTAGTGCAGTCTTCTGATCCTGAATAAGATGTAAGTGTTCTACCAACACGTTGTTGTCTAGTCTTATAGTAGGTTCAGTATACATTCGTAGGGTCTGGTCTATCACCATCAACTCACTACTTGGAAAACCTTTAGCTAACTTCTTAAATAGTTTGTATGTTAGCTCTACATCTTGGACGCAGTAATCTGCATAGCGGTTCATATCCTCGGCAGTAAAGTCCTCACGCCTTTTACCCATAGCATTTATAACTTCATCGCCCTTCTGACCTAGGCCGTAATGATCTGACAACACCTTGAGCGAACCTCCTACTGTCATCTGATGCTTGGGACGTGCCATAGACAACGTATCTAACCATAGTTTAGGTTGGATATTAAAGTGCCACCCCAGTATAGCACCATCAAACGCTGTGTTGTGTGCTAGTATAGCTTTGTTACTATAGTCTATTGATCGTAAGAACCTGCTAGGATTATCTCCGCTATACCAATCGGTATCATGGTCGTTTACTTTAACGCCTACACCTATAACTTCAAACCTTGGGTCTCTTATGTACGCTTCAGTCGTCATCTTTCTTAGGCTGTAGTCTTTGTCGTAGTACGTCTCGAAATCCAACGTCACTATGTCCATCATCTTCATCTCTCCAAGGTGTTTCTACTAATGTTACTGTAGATTTATCGGACTGAGCATAATATATGCCCAGTTCCTTTTTTAATTTGGTAAGTATCTTCCTATTTTTTGGCCGCAATCTCACCACCACATGCCATATAGCCTGCACCATCTATAAAGTTGTCTAGGTTAGCAGGATTAGATTTGATGCGTGCTATTTTTAATAGGTTCATCATCACCGCTACATCAGTAGGTTCTATTAGCCACCCAAGATGTATGCTCCAGTAGTCAGCTATAAGCGTAAAGTTTTTCTCCATGTCACCATGTTGAGAAGCCCTGTCTTTAGTTACATACTCTTTAGCTTTGTCTAGTATGTCACCACGCTTCATAGGTTTAGGTGCTTCAAGTATTTCTTTAGGCGTACCTGTCCTACCCATTAGAGACGTAACGTATGTAATGTGCGCTCCACAAGCCTTAGCTATCTGCCTGTTTGTAGCTGTTGGATTAGCTAACTTATACTTCCAGATTTTATCTGCTTTTAATTTCTTCTTCATGTGTTACTTCCTTATGATTATAGTTTATTTTCTCTGGTGTAGGCGGAGACACTACCTCCCTTAGCTCCGCCCTCTTTGCTGTTACCTACATTCTTCATAGGTCTTTGTCTCGCACGCAGTGCAGAGTTATCTGCCATGTCTTTCTTTATTTGTTTTTCCCACTTTATTCGGTAGTTGTCTTCGGCTTCTTCACGCTTCATTAGTAAACTCTTCGCCAAACACTCCGTATAACTTACGTAGGTCAAGACTATGGTTGTTAAGTATAGTATCCATGTGTGATAGTACCTCCTTTGCATCACAAGTATTACTACCTCCATAATAGTAATAACCTCTATCCCTAATAGCACCTTGAACAAACAGCCTTAGTAACTCAGTAGGATGTTCGTTATTCTTAATACATTTGTAAAGTATGTCAAGTTGATCGTCTGTATTAAACCTTAGTATATCAAAGTCTACTCTGTTGTGGGTAGTTTTGGTAGCGTACTCTTCTTTTATAAGTTTATCTAACGCACCAATCTTACCGCGTACTCTAACAGCACGCTTCCACTTACGTATTGCATTGTGCCACAGTCTACGCTTCTCTAACACTAGCGTTTCTTCTATGTCAGGTAAGGGGTTGATAGGTATACCTGTCTCTATGTTAAACTGTAAACCGCTAAAGAACTCTTCACTCTCAGATGTTATGTACTTCTGATGTGTTTCCCACATAGATGTCCAGTGATGTTGGTTATCGAACTCAGAGTGATGATAGTAAAAAGGCATAGGTACTATCTTCCACCTACCAGTGGACTTTCTATACCATCTAAAAGGTACAACTCTTTCCATACCTATAGCTAAAGTATTGGCTACTGTTCTAGCGTTCTCCTTTGTTATAACAAATGTCAACACGTTGTCAGGTGTTAGCGTACATACATCTACGCCATCGTAAGTCATTCTAAAAACAAACGTGCCATCATCCAACTTAAACAATCGCATGAAAGTCCTTATAGGTTTACCCTTCTCAGGCTTACGGCATTTAGCAAACAACTCAGCAGTGCTAAGATAATCTTTTATCATAGGTTCATAATCATTTGCCATATTATTTCACCAACTTAGCCATAGTTACAGACGCAGTTAGACTTTTAGTATCTAACTCTTCGACTACTTTAGCAGACTTACGCTCTACTATCTCCTTATGTCGAAGCTGTTTCTCAGGGGGTATCAAGTCCCATAGTGCAGGCCATGCTTTAAGTGCAGGGGCTAGTGTAGAATACATACCAACTACTTTCATCACACCATCTACAAAATCCTTGCAGTTTTTCTCTGCTATGTAAACTCGTTTACCCCACGCTATATACTCGTCCCATATAGGTGTGTCCTTATGGTACTTGGCGCTAAGATAACAACCACGCCAGTTGAGTTGAACCCCTTCGATCTTTATATCTACAGGAAACCTAAGCCCTGATACTGAAAACTTTGGGGTACACCAAAAGCCAGAGGTAATAAGACCATTATCATCTCCGAAACCCATGTCTATTACCTTATTACCCTCATCTGTAAAGCCATCGAAAGTTAGCTCATGCTTCTGGTCAAAGAAATATAGAGGTAACGCCTCCATCTTAGCCCTAATATCCTCTGAGAATATCTGCTTGTATAATCTGAAACCAAAGTCATCAGGTAAAGACCTTGCCTTCTCTATACTACTTTCATGTAATGCTCTCGCATTTTTTTCTATGTCTGCTACAAGCTCCATACTAAATCGTACTGTTGCCATGTTTACTCTCCTTTAATGTTGCGAATTTCTATTTCGCCTTGGTTATACACACGTATCTCTACTTCTTTGTTTGCTACATCAGTCAACACGTTGAGGTAGAAATCACTTAGTTGCTTGGCTTCCCTACATTCTTTGTCAGTTAGCCAAGTATAGATTGAGACAGCGGCTATGATAGCCACCATCAATAGTTGTTCTGTACTCACATCATCACCACTTCACCGAAGGGTGCTTCTTCTGCATCAGTTGACACCCATAGTATAGGGTAGTCAGGTTGATCGCCAAAGTCGTAACAACATAAGTCGGTAAGAACTACAGCCGCAATAGGTTCAACATCGTTGTCAGCTAGGAATGGCCATAACTTATCGAAGCTAGTACCGCCGCCGCCATGAGCCTTGATGTCAAGTTCATCGTTAGGTTCATATACATCGTAGTGTGATACCTCGGTGTCGAAGTATATAACGTGTAGCTTGGTCGGTATTAGATCGCGGTGTACCTTGGTAATCTCTGCCGCAAACTGAGCTATATCCTCATCAGTTATAGAACCAGAGCAATCTATAAAGAAAGCAATCTCGCCTAACATCTCACCAGTCCTAGATGGTAGGTACATACCTTGACCTATGAAGCGACGATTAGGTCTAGCGAAAGTACGTTCGTCAGCCTTACATCGTTGTAAGAAAGTATCTAACACGTTCTCCCAAGGGACTTTGGGATTGAGTATGTTAGTAACAAGACGTTCTAAACCTACGCTCAATTTGCCTGCCATCTTAGCAGACTGTGCCGCTTGAGCTACCTTGATACGCCACTCGGCCTCGTCCTGTTCTTGTTCAGCACTCTCGCCCTCAGCCTCGCCAATATCCATACCGATACCGCCGTTAACATCCATACCTACAGCAATGTTATCGTCACCTGTTGTATTTCCAGACCCACGTTTAGGTTGTGACAACAGGTTGTACACTCCGTCAGTAGTACCGCCGCCCTCTTCGAACATCTTCTTGTCTAGCAGGCCACCCTCTATGAAGTCACCTATGCCATCATCGACAAGCATCTGATTGATAATGATGTCGCCTGCTACATTCCATAGCTTAGGGTCACGACCTGATAGCCGCCATATATGACCAAGCATTGGGTGGAAACATTCGTGAGCCATAAGAAACACAATGTTACCATCGGTAAGACCATCAACAAAATCAGGGTTGTATCGTATTAGTTTGCCGTTGGTACAAGCCGTTGGTATAGTGTCATCAATAACACTTGGCATACCTAAAGCTATAGCACCAAAGAACGGATGTTCTAGTACCAAGGCAGTCTTGGCCTTGGATAGTCGTTTCATTATATCCATTTTGTTACTCCTCGTAATGGATTGTTATTGTGAAGTGAAACCTCTTGGGCTTCACTCCTTTCTCTATAAGTATACTCTCAACTACTTCTTGAATGTATACTTTGTCAGCTTCTCTGGACATTGTTAGAACCTCTAACTCTTTATGTCCTGCTTTGAACCATCTAGGTATCATGCGGCTTTACCCATGAAAGCACCCATCTTAGACATGATGTCACTAGCATCTGCGGCAGTATCACGGCGTAAGTCAGGGTCATTACGCAAAGCATCAGGATGGAAACCTGACAACTTACCCTCAACTTGTTGACGCATAGTCTCAAGGTTAGGGTCATCAGCAAAGTTAAGACGCGGTAAGATACTACACAACTCGTTGATATGTTCGATGGTAGTATTCTTGAACGTAGCAGTAGGGTCAGCTAGTTTATCAGCTAAGTGTTTCACCCTGTCGTATAAGCGTTGCCATACCTCAGTCATAGCTTGTTCTGCTTGACGCTTGGTAGTAGCTTGTATCTCAGCACGTAGTACAGCCTCCTCTTCATCACTGATACCTGCACAACGAAAGTCATCAGATGCTACGTTGGTAATAGCCATAGCCATACTGAACTTGTCTCGTATGCTGTCAGGGTCAGCGTAATCGTCGGGGTTGTAGGACGTACCTAGTAACGTCTGAGCATTAGCAACAAGTTGTGGGTACTCTGGACAGAACCTATCCACTAGCATCTCGAACTCGGACTTCTGCTTACGAAAGTCAGTCATAAACTCTAGGTAGTTAGCACTAGGTAACATCTGTATACCCTTGACACCCCAAGGTAGGGTGTTGGTATAGAACTTAGTACGTATCAGGGTAGCTTTCTGCTTGATGTCTTTGAGTAGGTCACAAGTAGGTAGTAATGATTTGTGATACCTACCAGAACCATCAACAGCTCCCTTGGCAATAGTAGTTTCCAGACTGATCTTCTTGTCTAGTTTGTTAAAGGATGGAACAGATATGCTTAGTTGAGCAAGCAATGCTTTGTCTGTTAGCTTCATAGTAATCTCCACTTGGTTGGTTAAAATAATACGTCTTGGTTATCTACAGCCCAGTCAGTAAATGCGTCTGATGTACATAGATCAGGGTCACGACGAACAGCAGTACTCATAGAAAGTACACCGAACTCTGGCGGCATACGTTTGATATAGGTACATAGCTTGGGCATATTCTTGATACTGGCACGCTCTGCCAATGCACCAGACAAAGCATACAATGTAGCAGGGTCAGTAGGTACATCTGATGTATCAGGGTTGAGTAGTATAGCATCAGGGTTAGGTAGCTTACGATAGATACGCATAAAGCCAACGAACTCTGCCGCCGCACCCTCACCGATAGCACCCTTGAAGCACTCGAACTCTGCCTCAGGTCGTACAACACCTAGCACATCACCAACTCCTGCTACCCATGATCTTGGGGTAGGATTAGCACCATCACGTTGAGGGTCATAATCATGTAGTAGGTTAGGACGAAAGCCGATGAACGCTATAACCTCGGTCTTAACGTTGTTGTCTATAGCCCATGAACGCCAGTCATCTAGGTGAGTGTCT